ACATTGCCCTTGTGCATTTCCTTAACGGCTTCGTGATAATCAAACATTATTCTATCCCGAAGCGTTCTTTGATGTTTTCTAAACAATGTAGTCTGCCAGTGTTGTAGTCAGCATTACCTACCGCGGTTTTACACATGGCTATACATTCGCTAACAATCTTTTCGGCAAATCGTTCCAAGTCTACCATGACACTACTATAAGGATCACCATTCTTTAACTTATCGTAAGGATCACAAATACAATCGTAAATGCCGTCTGTAATAGCCAAATCTTGAATCAGTTTCTTATTCATTATCAACTCCAAAATGTTGTTCAATCCTACCAGCAATAATCATACCGGGACCAGACATTTTTGGTGCGTCATATTCATAGGCAATGTCCATACATTCTTGAACAACCCGTTCGGCAATTTCGTAATGTTCGCTTTCGGGAATAATACCCATACTCACGATGAGTTCACGGATTTTAGGATTTGGTGTCATTCTTTATCCTCNNCCATACTTGGTCCAAGTTTCTGTATAGATTTTATCACCAAGTAATTTAGCCCACCTTGGATCTTCCCATTCAACCTTACCAACTTTGACCCTACGAGTAAGTCCAAGATTGCTGAGAATGTTGACAACATCTTGCGTAGTAGTAACCTTGCTCCAGTCAATGACTCGGTATTCAAATTTTGTTTCTTCGGGTTTGGATTTCTTAAAAGGCCAAATCATTTTTGAACTCCCAGCAAGTCCTTGATTAGGTCTTTCTTTTGTTCATCGGTCATACCCATTTGGACAACAATCTGTTCCAATAACTCTGCTCCGATTGTGTAGATGATATCTTTACGAATGTCCTCTTTCATTAGAGTTAGTTCGTATAAGGTCATTCGTGGTATTTCTACATCCACTACTACACTTGGTTCGAATGTAGTCGGGTCTGTGATTTTGCGTAGATTGGATACTTTCATTCTCTGATTCCAAAATGCTGTTTAATTTCTTGAATACATTGTTCGCCACCATTTAACCAAGTATCTACTGATTCAGGGACAGGATCGCTGATAACTTGCTCACAACAACCAATGCATTCCTTGACAATCAACTCGGCGAACTTTTCTTTGCTGAAGATTAACTCACCGTCATGCTCAACAAGACTCTGTGCGGCAAACCGTTCTAACATCGGTATCTTTTTCATTTTTCAACTCCAGGATATTTGTTGTTCAGTGTAACACAGTCAACAGCAGTAGTCAAATCAAATTTAACCAAGTTCTCTATCGTTCTTCTTGACAATCCAGTTTTTAATCTGGCCTCGGACATAGATGAATAGATTACCCCATTCACTTCAATTGACTTAGCATTATGTGGCAGTTTTCCATACATAGGATTTTTTGATCCCATCTTTGATTCTGACAGGTGTTTTAACATTTCAGGAGAGTGTTTATTTCCATACGCTGGGTGATCTTGTCCTTGTTTCCCATACATAGGATTTAACTCACCGCTCAATGACTTGCTATTCTTCTCTTTATGGTATTCTGTTTGACCCCAATAAAATCCTTCCGGCAGGATGTTATCTTTTATCTGATACGATACAATGCCATTAGTAATCCATTTTTTACCTCTGTTACCGTCTCCGTGCTTTTTGACTATAGCAGGAGAGAACCCTTGGTAAAAGCCTTGCGGTATTTCTTCGTCTTTAGATATCCACTTATCTATTAGTCCATTAGTTATAGGTATCAAACTTTTACGATAATCGCTAAAAGATTTTACTAAACTTTTTTTAGTTGATTCGCTAACTCTAAAAAATAATAAAGCATAGGCCATTTTACCCTTTGCTTTTCCCCGAGTCATTCTTACTAAGAGTTTATGACAGAGCCTGTGTTCTTTGTAAGTTAAATCTACCAAGTTAGTTTTATTATCGCTACCTCCCAATGACTTTGGGATTATATGGTGAGATTCTGTATAAACAGAGTTTAGCGTAGATCGTTGTTGTGCCTTCTTAACTATTGAATAATAGATAAGAGTATACCGGTTGGGGATAAATATCATTGCTGGTGCTCCTCTTTAGCATTAGAGTAGTTGGGGACGGCAATCCCGCGAACTACACTTTTATTTATCCCCAACCTTTTCATTTTAGGCTTTACCTAATGTTTCGCCACCGACCGGTCTGGCACAAGGACAAAGTTCTCCCGTCTGGAGGGAATCAAGGATACGTAGAGTTTCGTCTGGATTACGACCAACATCTAAGTTGTTAACTGTAACATGTTGGATAACATTGTCAGGATCAACGATGAATGTTGCACGAAGGGCCGCACCCGCTGGACCGTAGAAGATACCTAGTTGTTCTGCAAGACTTAGTTCACCACGAGCAACGTCAGCGAAGCTCCAAGAATTTGTCTTCTTTAGGTCTTCGTGTGCGTTACGCCATGCTAGCTTACAGAACTCATTGTCTGTACTACCGACCAATAGCACAGCATCGCGATCGCTGAAATCACCAACCAACTTATCATATGCCACGATCTCTGTAGGACATACAAAAGTAAAGTCCTTAGGATAGTAAACGATAACTTTCCATTTTCCTTCAAAGCTCTTCTCCGTAATTGTTTCAAATGCACCTTCAGGTGTAAGTGCGCCTGGCTTAACGCCTGTGACTGCAAAACTTGTGATTTTATCGCCGATTGTTTTCATTTTGTTTCCTTTTTAAGTTAATGAAATTATTTTTGTGAACGACAATTTGGGCAAATCAATTGCAAATTGTCTTCACTGTTGTTATGTGAATTACCATCCAGGTAATCTACTGTTAAGGGGATAGGTTGATGATTGTGGGTTACGTTGTCGCAAACCTCGCAGGAATGACCACGCTTTTCAATCAAATACTTTTTAACCCATTCGGGAACTTGGCGCCAGGCTGTTTGTCCTTCATGTTCTTTCCATTCCCTTACTAGGGAACGACTGCGGTATTCTGCTTGGCAACTGTTGTTACAAAACTTATTGGTATAGCTATGTCCCTTAATGGGGTTAACCTTACCGCAATTTAAACATGTAAAACATCCCAGAGCTGTCATCATCTTCCTTATAGTAGAGCACCTTGTAAAGCACCTTGTATATACTTAGTGGTCTATACTCACAATTATATACGCATTTAATTAGAAATCAAGAGGTTTTGGTGAAATTAGTTCAAAGAAAAAGCCAGTCTTTCCTGGCTGTCATCTAAGTTACATTTTGATACTCTTGCTTGCCCACGGATTTAGCTAGCTTACCGTGCGACTCATACTGGATTCAACTTAGAAAAGAAACCGCTGCTCTTACATAGACTTGTAAAGGCTTGCACTAGCAACAAACTGGTGCTTCCAAGCCCACTCATCCAAAACTAACTGATTGAAGATGTCTTCTTCTACCTCAATTTCTTTCTCAACGCTCAGCTCAAGCATACGAATAGCACGATCATATTCCTTTTCGTGACTAACAGGGGCGCCAGGCATTGCCTTGATCTTTGCAATCTTATTTAGATCACCGGTGTTTGCAAGTTCAAGATGTTCGTTGGCTAGCTTAACTGCCGCCCGCTTGTAATCTTCAACGCTCTCATTATATTCTGCAATATGCTTTTCTTTGTTCTCACGAACAATGGTTAGCAGTTTCTTTTTGTCAATCTTTACGCTACGCATAACATTTCTCCTTAGGTTCTGCATTATTTCCTCTTGGACGTTGTCTTAGTTTGGTGCGCCAGGCGGGGATCGAACCCGCTACTAGGAGTTTTAGAGGCTCCCTCTCGTCCATCGAGTTCAAGCGCAAAATCTTTTAGATAACTCTTAATATCTTTGTGCTTTACAATTATAAGGCTTTTATAGTCGTTGTCAACCTTAATTGGCAAATCTAAATGAATAGATACCTTGGGGCCTTCTTCTTCGCTAACCAGACTGTCATTGCCAACACTTCCAATAAAAGGTACTTTCTTGTAGTAGCCAAAGACGCGGTCACCAATCTGGTACTTGGCCTGATATCTATTATTACTAAACCACTCTGCAAGGCTGACCATTATAGTACCCGTCCTGTTGTCACATAAATCAGTTCGTCTAGTTCGCGATCATAGTCTTGGCCAAGGCGACGTTTGAGCCAAATTTGTTCTACAAGTTCTGTTGGTCGGGCTGTAGCAACTTCAAAGCCTTTTCCTCGACGTTCCAGTTCCTCGATTAGATCATCATCGTCAAAATCGTCAAGATCTATATCAACTTCTACTTCTTTATAAACATATGGCATAATTAATCCCAACTGCTACTTGAGCCAACATCACTGCTAGAACTGCTATCCCAGCTGGAGCCTGAGTTACCTGAACTGGACCAGCTACTTGATTTACTAGGGCTATCATCATCACTACTCCAACTAGATGACGAACGAACAGGCTCTTCTTTAACTGTCATTGTATTGGTGTCGTAATCAACACTGGCAGTAACTGCCCCACTTCTACTGTTCAATGTGCTGTTAAGTAGAATCATTGTTGCAAGGTCAAAGCCACTGTCTGTTGCAGGTGTTACATTATATGTTGCATTGCCGCCGCTTTGGATACCTACGCTGTTATTGCCTACTACCTGTGTTTGCTTACCGATGCCGGCTCGTTGTCGTAATCTACGCCAGCTTTCTTCTCTGAGCTGTGCAAGGGCACGTTCGCGCTGTTGTTTTTTAATCTCGGTCTGTCGCTTAATGTGTTGTTTAACTTTGTACAATGCAAATACCACAGATAGTGGGATAAGAACTACCAAAGCCCAACCAATTATATTTTCAACCACGCTTTGCCTCCTCGATAGCCAGGCGCAGGGCCTCTTCTACCATTTGGTTCAAGGTAATGTCGCGTTCATGTGCCATTAACATCAGCTGGAACATTTCATTATCAGGCAAGTCAATTGGCACCTGAACACGAGTGTCATAGGGTTTTCCAGATTTGATGCCTTCAATTTTTTCAAACAGATCGTCCAGCAGTTCTAGATCAACATAGTTGACACCGTCCCATGCTTCCTTTTCCTGCACACTTCTGCTTGCCGCTTCCGCCTGCATTGCCGGGCGCCAGCTTTCTGCAACCCAACGATAAGCACGTTCATTTGTAAAATCGTGAGCTTGAATTTCGTAGACCACTTGATCTTTTGTATCAAAGATGATACTGAAGCTGTGGCCATCGTGTTCGCCATTCCAACTGTCCAGTGTGTAGGCATTGGGGCCATAGCAATTCCAGCCATACGTTGACCCTTCTGTGATTCTAAAGCCTACGGCTTCCATCCATCGTTGCATTGTCATATTAGCCTCCGTGTTTTAGTACGTACATTAGAACATCCTCGCCACCGACGATAACCATTTGGTTGCCATACTCGAGATATGTTTTTTCCTTGCCGCGCCAATTTGTCTGTTTCTTGACTGGTGCCACTCTAACCATTTTAGGAGTCAGTGCTGTAATAGTACAGATTTTCAAACCAACTGTACCTGCACTAACTGCCACTGGCATGCCTACCTTGAGCTCACGCCCAAGAATATCAAGATGTGGATTCTGTTCCGTTGTCATAAGTGGCCCTTATCATACGAATCATTTGTTCACATCCTGATTTGTTTAGTGACAAGGTCATAGAGAAACCATTGTCACCCATCAAGGTCAGTGTAGTCAATTGATCTACGCTGTTGTATCCAACTCTGTAATATTCTTGGTTGGTCTTTTTCTTTGGTTCTGGCATAGTAGGTACCTTTACTGGTTCAGGTAATCCATAAGTTTCGTTGGCTTGTTCAATAAGCTCTTTTGCTGTGCGGCGACGGAAAAAATCAAACATTAGTTACTCCCAAAGCTACCTGGCTTACCGGGTTCAGGGTTACCATGGCATCGAACGCCCTTGCCAAATTCATCTAGGATTTGTCGTGCTTGGCCTCGTTCACCAACCACAAATTTATAGCCTTCAATGCAACGGCTTTCGGTCATTCCGTTTACACCCCAACTGATATTATTCGTTCCGCCAGGAGACGTTCCTGCAATAATAGGAACAACAATAGCCGCCAGGATGCCGACAATGGCGATTACGATCATCAGTTCAATAAGTGTAAAGCCACGTTGCTTCATTTGATTCTCCAGAAAGGTGTACCACGAACAAGTTTAGTAACTGGAAACAATACAGGGATCAACAGGCTGAAAATCCAAACCATCTGTATATATTCTGCTTGCGTAAACCTGTAGACAAATAAGTTCACTAAGCCCGCAACAAGGTACAATGCACCTGTTACGACCATGTACTCGCCGGGGCTCAGTGGGAACTTCATTACTTAGGCATCATCAGAGCGTTAAAGTTTGCAGGGACAACAATGGTCTGTACCTTACCATTCTTAATACCTTCACTGATGTTCAGTGCGGCTTGTGCCTGCATATAAGCAATAGAGCTAGAACTCTGGTTAGCAAGAGCCGCCATACGACGAGCTTCTGCTTCAGCAGTCTTCACTTCAACTTCCTTTTGCTTGAGCTCGTTCTTGGCACGAACCAATTCGTTAGCACTAGCAACAACACTATCAGCAGGAATAATGTTACGAACAAGAACTTGGCTAATAGTGATAGCACCGTCCAGTTTTTCATCACGCAGGCTTGACTGCATGATTTCCTTGACCTTAACTTCAATTGCGGCACGTTGGTCGTTCATGTCCAGTGCTTCGTATTCACGTGCGGCCTTGTAGACTGCATTACGAGCAGTCTGCATGATGTAGTTATACATCAGGTACGTGTCGCCTTTGTGCTCAACGTGGAAGGCTTTTGACTTGGTGTTGTAGAGCTCAGCAACCTGACTTTGGTTCAGGTTATAGATAACCACAGCATCAAAGTCTTTCATGGTGCTGTTATCTTTGGCAAGTGGTGTCATGTCATCAAGTTTGACGTTAACGTCCTTGACAGGAAATGTGAGAACATCACCGATCAGCACCTGGTTAAAACTGCCAGGTAGCAATTCCTGATTAGAAACTTGTTTGTCGAAGCCAACCCGTAGACCGACCTCACCGGTTTCAATTCGAGTGCAAGCTGCCATAGAAGTGACAGCGGCGGCAATAAGGGAAAGTTTAACGAAGCGATTCATCTCTGTGTGTCCTTAAAAGAGGATTACCAAACAAAACATCAGCACCATTGCTAATGTAGAACTAATTATAACATAGCCTGCAATTTTCGTCAATAAAACTAATTGTTTGCCAGTCATTTTTTCTGTAGCCTTGATGCCAAGATAGCACAAGACCGCCAAAATCAAAAATAAAATCAATACACGAACCATCAGACGTCTCCTTCACTCTTAGGTGGAATATACAAACCAGTTTCCGTTTTTTCCCACATGGTCTTGTTGCCAACCTCATCATAGCTGACGGGAACCCCATTGATTGAATGGGGTTCGTTTTCGTCGTAAGTCCAACCAAGACTCTTCATCATGCGATGCTTGACCAAGAGGTTGGGACTACGGAAAACTTCTGTATCATCAAAGCCCAGCATAACACCAACTTCGCAGACAGCACCACTACGACAGACACCTGCGTGGCAGTGAACAATTACATTCATGCGATTGGCCAGTGCATGTTGCAGTAGGCGGACCAGTTCGTCAGCCTGCTCTTGACTACACCGCATGGCTTCGTCAAGGGCAAAGTCGTTGGCCTCAATGTCCAAGAACTCGAACTGATGTACTTCCTTGAACTTGTATTTGGGCTCAGGGAAACCGTATGCTGGGTCCGTAATTTGAATGAGCATGGCATTATCACCGGGCTGAATGTGTAAGCCCTTCTTGATGTCACTCATTGCTACGTTTTGAATCCAAGGCATCTTTATTCCTTAATATACGATATTATAACATAAACTGGAATACCTGTCAATATTCCAGTTTAATACTTTATGCTACATAATCAATGCTGTCTCGCTTACCACCGAGCACTTCAACGAACTGTTGCTTGGCAATGTAGCGGGCCAGGCCTGGCCAGTCTGCGGCGAACAGACGGAAGTCGTAGCCGAAGCTCTGAACGTCACATTCATACTTGTTGCTGTATCGCATGCCGCCACCGCCACCGGTGCCAGTGTGGGCACGACTGCGTCGACCTTTGAATAGATCACTACCAAGGTACCAACCATCCCATTCTTTGGGCCAGCGAACAATCCACTCGACACGACCACTCCAGCCTGGGTAGCTAGTAGGCACCGTTTTATCTTTGTTCCAACTTGGTGCCCAGTTAGTCACACCATTGTGCGGGCAACTGTGGCTGTTGCTAACCGTGGGATTCCAACGAACGCTAAACTCGGTGAACTCTAGCAGTTCTGGGATAGGACATGGCACGGCGTTCTTGCCACGGCCGCTCATCTTGCCCACACGTTCCCAGTCATAAGCCTCTGCTTTTGCGGCTTCGGCCCAGAACATGTTTTGGTTAGCAATAACCATGTCACGCCACTGCTCAATGCTTTGTTCGCATTCGTAGAGTTCGCTCCATTTTTGGTCAGCCAGGGCTTCTGCAACTGACAGCTTACGCTTCAGGTTGCGTTCGCGAGCCAGCTTACGCAGGTGGCTCTTGTACTTGGTCTGATCTTCAAACAGTTTACCTGTTTCGTCACACTTCCAAACTGTAATAACACTCATTTTATTCCACCTCAAACAAAATCATATCACCTTCGGTACGAATACGGTTAATCTTGCGACCTTCGATCTTCATACCAAGTTCAATAAAAGGGCCGCCGCTAGGATCGACAAAACCTAGATCCGTGAAGTCCATTTGTTCCTGTCCTTCGCGACCACCATAACGCCAGTATTTCAACGCACCTACGATTGTGTAAGTGTTTTCATTCACTTGCGAAAAACTGTATTCATC